CCGGATGCATCGTGAACTCGACCGCAAGCAAGTCAGCTTTAGTCCTCGTCCCGGAAGCGACAATGAGCTTAAGCGCATCGCGCAAGTGGCTTGGCTCAGAAACAGGCCATTCTCGGTCCAAGGGCTCTTCTTTGCTCCAACCTTTGGCCGAATAACTCTTGTACAGCTGTGTCCCGTGGAAGTCAGGGATCAGATCCAAATCGCGTAGCCGTCTGATTTGTGCTTTGACCGATACACGCCAGCGCTCCTTCACGGACAGCAGTCCTGCCAGCGAGTAGTGCGGCACCTCGTGCACATACGTCGTTTCAGGCATCAAAAATGCACTGGCAAAGCGAAACGCTTGCCGTTCGATTTCTTTCAAATCTGACTTGAGCTGGTCATGCGTCACATTCTTATGCAGAACTGCATGCCCCAGCTCATGGGCAGCATCCATCTGTCGGCGCGGAAGCGACATCTTGTCGGATGCAAGGAGAATGTGGGGACGTTCATCGCCACGGGACCAACTGCATAGACCATCCAGTTTCGTCGTTCCCATCTCAATAGATCCGACGACACAGCCGATCCGCTCGATCAGAGAAACCATATCCGTGCAAGGGCCTTGGCCTAGCTTCCAATGAGATCTCAGATCCTGAGTAATGCCTTCGATATCTTCATCGCGAAGCTGCTTATAGGTGATGCCATTCATCACATCCGGAATGTCCACCTCGGGCAGATCAACGTAATGCTGCACGATGGAAGAAATTTCCTGAAGCCACTGCATTTGGGAATCTTGGTAGGACGTGTCGCGTTTCAGCGCGCTTGCCAACGATCTCGAAAACATGGGGTGTTCGCTGTCATGCACCGGTCGAAGGAAGTATTCTCGCCGAACACGCAATTCACGAGCCAAATCAGTAAGTGCCGCCGCGTCCGGTGCATGTGTACCGTTTTCCCAGCGCGAAACGGCACTTGGGTTTACCCCAAGCATCCGGGCAAGTTCTGTCATGCTCAGAATCCGTCTTGCCGCCCTAGCTTCCGCAAGGCGTTCTGGCACAAAGCCAGGTGTTCCTACGCGCATTTTATCCTCCAGTCGGTATCAACGATACCGATTATGCTGTGCCGTCTTCATCCTCCACCTTTGGCGGCATTTCAGGAGGAATGAACGGCTTGACCTTCGTCTTCAGTCGCACCACGCCTGTGCCGCTAGATGGAAGCGGCGACAAGGGGCCCGTTTCGGGCGCATCGGCATCATCAGCGAGGAACTTGTCAAGTGGTTCGTAGAACAAGAATTGCTCGTACGTGGAATCGATAATGCCGATGGCGATCTCTTCAAGTTTCCCCGACCGCTCCCGGTCTCGGGCGACAAGAAAAAGCACAAAAATGTCACCAGCTTTCGGGCCAGTGCCGTCAAAATCCAGCCGAGGTGTCAGGTCAAAATTGAGCGATACACCAGCCAAACGAGATCTGTTCTTGACGGGCAGCTTGTTGCGCTCGGGCATAGCCGCAAGCCCAAGGATGACGCCCGGCCCAGTGCCACCAAAGCGTGCGAAGGGCTGAAATACCTTCAAGTCCGTATTTGGAATCACGCCTCCGCCAAGTTGTTGACCGCCGTACAGCTCGCAAACATCTTCAAAGGCATGTTCCATGATCCGAAACCGCGCTTGACCTTCCAGTTCGCGACCGCGCTTCTTGTCCAAACCAGCGTGATCACGCACGATCTGAAAAGCTTTTACCGTCGCTGCGGCCATGCGATCCTCAAGGTCAAGGATAAGTCCACGCGGCAAGAATCGCTTCCACTCATATTTCGCCATCACAGCCCCTTAGCCCATCAGATTCGGTAAATTGCGTTATGACGGAAATATGCCTGACTTTTTTGCGTAAAGCAAGGGGGCCGCAGAAGCACTTTCATCTGACCTGCTCCGCAGAGATTCCCAGCAAGCACAACGTATGCCTGCATGTCTTCGATCCCACACAGTCAGTAGGGCATTCCGCCTACTGTACGGCGCAGAAAGTGACTGCATCGCCAACAGGATCGGCGGATCATGGCGTTGATGAGTGGCCCATCGATGCTCTACTACAGCAGGCCCGGTGCGGCCTAGTAGGTTGCGACCGGAAAATTCCGGTCGCAGGCGCAGCGTTTCGCCGCTAAGTTGATGAAAACACAGTCAGGGGTGCTTATGACGGCCATCGACAGAATCCTTCAATCCTATCGCGATACTGCTTTCACCGAACGCGAAAAAGGCACCTACTTTGAACGCCTCGGGCTGGCTTTTTTCCTGAACGACCCAGTTCAGGCGGAGGAGTATGAGGCCGTCTGGACCTGGTCGGATTGGGCTAAGGCCAACGGCCGCGATGGCAAGGATGTCGGCATCGATTTGGTCGCAAAGTTGCGCAACGAGGATGGTTTTGCCGCGATCCAAGCCAAGTTCTATGCAGCTGATACGCGTATCCAGAAAGCCAATATCGACAGTTTCATTTCCGCTTCGGGCAAAGAGCCTTTCCGCAGGCGCGTTGTTCTGGACACGACCGAAAAGGAATGGGGTACCAACGCCGAGGAAATGATCCGAGACCAGGCTATCCCCGTCGTTCGCATCGGCCTGACAGACCTCCGCGAAAGCCGGATCGACTGGACGATCTTCGAAGCGCGCGGCGAAATCGTCTTAAGCGCCAAGAAGTCCTTGCTGGAACATCAGAAAGACGCGCTGGCAGACGTCAGCAAGGGCCTCGCTGCGGCCGACCGCGGCAAGATGATCATGGCCTGCGGCACCGGGAAAACCTTCACTTCGCTGAAAATCGCCGAAGCCATCGCAGGAAAGGGCAAGCGCGTTCTATTCATGGTGCCGTCATTGGCACTGATGTCCCAGACCGTGCGCGAATGGACCAACGATACCGAAACACCGATCCGGGCCTTCGCCGTCTGCTCCGACGCCCATGTCGGTAAGCGCCGCAAGAGCACGGACGACATAGCGGAAATCGAAATCCATGATCTAGCGTTTCCGGCCACCACTGACCCGGTCAAGGTCGCTGAAAAAGCGGGTGAAGACGATCCGGAGCGGATGACCGTCATCTTCTCGACCTACCAGTCCATCGTCACTCTGACCCGCGCACAGGAAGCAGGACTGCCAGAGTTCGACCTGATCATCTGCGATGAGGCGCACCGCACCACTGGTGCCACCCTCGACGGCGACGAAGAGTCGAATTTCGTCAAGATCCACAGCAATGACAATGTGAAGGCTCGCAAGCGCCTCTATATGACGGCGACGCCCCGGATCTTCGGCGACAATGTGCGCAGCAAGGCCGATGAGGTCGGCGCCGAATTGGCCTCGATGGATAACCCGGCCCTCTTCGGCGAGACCCTGTTTTATCGCGGCTTCGGCTGGGCAGTGCAGAATGGGCTGCTAACCGACTACAAGGTCATCGTTCTGGCTATGGACGAGGGCTTGGTAAGTGCGGCCGTGCAAAAGCGCCTCGGCGATGCGGGCAGCGAACTGGTTCTGGACGACGCCACCAAGATCATCGGCTGCTACAAGGCGCTGACCAAGATCGACCTGAAGGCCGACGTGTCGACTGATCCGCACCCGATGCGGCGCGCTCTGGCCTTCGCCAAGGACATTCGCAGTTCCAAGCTGATCCGCGACGAATTCACAGCCGTGGTCGATGAATACCTCGGGCAAGACAGCCTGATCGACGACGACACCCCGTCTGACCACCTCCAATGCCAGATCGAACACGTCGACGGCACCTTCAATGCCAAAACGCGCGGCGCACTGCTGGATTGGCTGAAGGCCGATGCGGGCGACAGTGTCTGCCGCATCCTGACCAATGCACGCTGCCTGTCCGAAGGCGTCGATGTCCCCGCCCTTGATGCCATCATGTTCCTCCATCCCCGCAAGAGCCAGATCGACGTGGTGCAATCGGTCGGCCGCGTCATGCGCCGGGCCGAAGGCAAGAAGATGGGCTATGTCATTCTGCCCGTGGGTGTGCCCGCCGGGGTTCCGCCTGAACAGGCGCTAGCCGACAACGAACGCTACCGCGTCGTCTGGCAGATCCTGAACGCCCTGCGCGCTCATGATGAACGCTTCGACAGCACGATCAACAAGGCTTCCCTCGGCCAGGACATCTCGGACAAGGTCGAGATCGTCGGCATCAACGCCAACTCCGAAGAACTGCGTTCCGTCACCGCAGTCGTCCAGAACCTGCCGAGCAAGACCAAGGCCGCCAGTTCCGGCATCGGGTCGGGCAGCGGCGGTCCTGGCGATGACGTCATCGAAGGGCCGGAACCGACCCAGACCGAAATGACCTTCCCGATCGACGAATTCTCCCGCGCCATCATGGCCAAAATCGTCAAGAAATGCGGTACTCGGGATTACTGGGAGGATTGGTCCGCCTCCATCGCCGAAATCGCCAAGAACCACATCACCCGCCTGACCGCTTTGCTGAAAGACCCGGACACTGAGGCGCGCCGCGCCTTCGATGCCTTCCTTGGCGAGTTGCGCGATGACCTGAACGACACCATCTCCGAAGGCGACGCCATCGAGATGCTGGCCCAGCACATCATCACCCGGCCCGTGTTCGAGACCCTTTTCGAAGGCCACAAGTTCACCGCCGAAAACCCTGTCTCCCGCGCTATGCAGCGCGTGCTGGATGTGCTGAACGAGGCCAACCTCGACAAGGAATCAAAAGACCTCGAAAAGTTCTACGCCAGCGTCAAGCTGCGGTCGCAGGGCATCACTGATCCTCAGGCCAAGCAGAAACTGATCGTCGAGCTTTACGACAAGTTTTTCCGCCGCGCCTTCCCCCGCACCACCGAAAAACTGGGCATCGTCTACACCCCGGTCGAGATCGTCGATTTCATCATCCATTCGGTGAACGAGGTGCTGCAATCCGAATTTGGTCAGACCCTCGGCTCCCCCGGCGTCCACATCATCGACCCCTTCACCGGCACCGGCACCTTCATCACCCGGCTGCTGCAATCCGGCCTGATCGCGCCCGAAGAGATGGAGCACAAGTTCCGCCACGAAATCCACGCGAATGAGATCGTGCTGCTGGCCTATTACATCGCCGCGATCAACATCGAGGCGGTCTATCACGGGCTGCAGGGCGGCGAGTATGTCCCGTTTGAGGGCATCTGTCTGACCGACACATTCCAGATGTATGAAAGCGACGACCTGATCTCGCATTACATGCCCGACAACTCGGAGCGGCGGAAACGGCAGAAGGCGACGGACATCCGCGTGATCGTGGGCAACCCGCCGTATTCCTCCGGTCAGACAAGTGCTAACGACAATAATGCCAATGTGGCCTATCCAACTTTGGACGGCCGCATCCGCGACACCTACGCCGCGCGATCTGACCAAACATCCGTCAAGAACCTCTACGACAGCTACATTCGGGCCATCCGTTGGGCATCAGACAGGATTGGCGACGCTGGCATCATGGCATTTGTGACCAATGCTGGCTGGGTTGACGGAACCGCGGCGGACGGCATGCGAGCATGCTTAGCTGATGAATTTAGTGACCTTTACATTTTTCACCTCCGTGGAAATCAGAGAACCAGCGGTGAACTGTCTCGGCGCGAAGGCGGCAAAATCTTCGGTTCCGGAAGCCGCGCTCCGATTGCAATCAGCTTATTTGTCAAGAATCCGAATTCGACCGAGCACGGCCGCATTCATTTCCATGACATTGGGGATTACCTCGATCAAAAGCAAAAACTCGCCCTCATTCGAGATTTCGCAAGCATTAAGGGAATATCAAGTGTTAACGGGTGGTCGCGAATTGAACCTGACGAGCATTACGACTGGATAAGGCAGCGGGATGGGGATTTTCAAGAGTTCCTCGTTATGGGTGACAAATCCAAAGATCGCAGCGCGACACTTTTCGATAACTACTCACTAGGAGTCGCTACTGGGAGAGATGCCTGGTGCTACAATTCATCGGCAGCCACTATATCTCGCAACATGCAGGCGATGATTGCGTCATACAATGCGGAGGTGGACAGATTCGTTTCAAGTGGCGCTCAGAAGGCGCCCGAAGACTTCGTTAAAATCGACCCGAAATCGGTAAGCTGGAATAGGAACCTGTTTCAGGATTTGGCAAAGCGAAAGCTACACAGCTTTGACGAGGGCGCAATCGTCACTAGCATCTATCGACCCTTCAGCAAGTCACACCTCTATTTCGCGCGCGAAATGAACGCGATGATCTATCAGCAGCACAAGATTTTTCCAGATGGCGGCGCCAAAAATCGCGCCATTATGACAAAAGGAAATTGGCGCGCAGACGGACATTTCGCCCTCATGGTCGATAGTGTCCCGTGCCTGCAGCCGGATGGCGGGGCACAATGTTTCCCGTTGGCTCTGCATGACAAAGTTTCAAACGAGGATAGCGATGATGATCTGTTCTCGCAAAGCGAAGAGACGCAAGGCGTCCAATCGCGAGATGGCATCACGGACACTGGCCTGAAGCACTTCCAAGACGCCTATCCCGGCGAGGAAATCACCAAGGAAGACCTGTTCTACTACGTCTACGGCCTGCTGCATTCCGAGGACTACCGCGCGAAATATGCCGACAACCTGTCCAAGGAACTGCCTCGCATCCCCCGCGTGAAAACCGCCGCGGACTTCTGGGCTTTCAGCCGCGCGGGTCGCGAACTCGGCGATCTGCATGTGAACTATGAAACGGTCGAACCCTACCCGGTCACGATCAAGCAAGGCGACCTGCGCCTCGCTGACATCAAGAACCCCGAGGCCTTCTACCGCGTCACGAAATGGGCGTTTGGCAAGGCGGGCAAGGAAAAGGACAAGACCACCGTCATCTACAACGCCAACATCACCATGCAGGACGTGCCCTTGGAGGCCTACGACTACGTCGTGAACGGCAAACCCGCGCTGGAATGGGTGATGGAACGCCAGGTGGTCAAGACCGACAGGGACAGCGGCATCGAAAACGACGCCAACCGCTATGCCATCGAGACGATGAACAACCCCGCGTACCCGCTGGAATTGTTCCAACGCATCATCACGGTCAGCCTGCGAACCATGGAAATCGTGCGCGGCTTGCCTAAGCTGGAGGTGATGGAATGACGCTGGATCGGTTTGTCCTTCTCCGCAACGTTGGGCAGTTTGACAATGCGACCCCAAATGTGCAGTTGGGTCTTTCACCTTTTTCATTGATTTACGCGGAGAATGGTCGGGGAAAGACAACGCTCGCGTCGATCTTGCGATCACTCGCAACCGGCGACCCCTCCCTGATCACCGAACGTCAGCGGCTTGGCGGCCAGGCGACACCGCATGTGGTCGTGAGTTGCCAAGGCAACCAGTTGATCTTCCAGAATGGAAACTGGAACGCAGCAGGTCCGGATATTGCAATCTTCGACGATGCGTTTGTTTCGGCAAACGTGTGCTCGGGCATTGAGGTTGAAACCTCACATCGGCAGAATCTTCACGAGCTTATTCTTGGTGCTCAGGGCGTTACACTTAATGCGGAACTGCAGCGACACATTGCTAGGATTGAACAACACAACTTGGATCTGCGTGTGAAGGGTGATGCCATACCTGCGGAATCACGTGGTGATCTGACGCCAAACGCCTTCTGTGCGCTTCGCGCTGATCCAAATATTGACACCAAGTTGCAGGAGGCCGAGCGCAGGATGTCTGCGGCGAAGGCGGCAGACGCTATTAGGCAGCGTGACGGCTTCCTGCCATTTGGCCTTCCCACCTTCGACATTGCCTCGATCAATCGTGTCCTTGGTCGTAACCTTGCCAGCCTGGAGGCGGATGCCGCCGCCAAAGTTCGTAGCCATCTGGCACGGATTGGGGCTGGTGGGGAAAAGTGGGTAGCGGATGGCATCTCGCGCATAGCGGGCGCTTCAGAAGGGTCTGCAACAGAAAACTGTCCATTTTGCGCGCAAGACCTCAGCGGCTCTGCTTTGATACGCCATTACCAAGCTTATTTCAGCCAAGCCTACATTGATCTGCAGCAGGAAATTCGGGACGAGGGTGTGGGTGTGAAAACAGCCCACAGTGGCGACATCCCTGCGGCCTTCGAACGGTCAGTTCGTACGGCCGGACAAGCTCGCAGCTTCTGGAAGGACTTCCTTACCATTCCAGAAATCGAGGTTGATACAGCAGCGATTTCTCGGGACTGGACGGCAGCGAGGGAGGCAGTTCTCGACGTGCTTCGCGCAAAGGCTAAATCCCCACTTGAGGCTATGACCCTTCCCGCTGATGCACTCGAATCTATGTCGCGGTTCGAAGCCCGTGTCGCAGAAATTTCCGAGCTTTCTGGGCACCTCATCGCCTGCAATGCTCAGATCGATATCGTGAAGGAGCAAGCTGCTGCTGCTGACCTCGCAGCTCTCACAACTGACCTGAAACGATTGAGAGCCGTGCATCAGCGCTTCCTTCCGGCGATTGCTGCACTTTGCACCGAATATGTGCGAGAAAAAGAAGCCAAGTCGGCAACTGAGCTGCTGCGCGATCAAGCGCGCGGCGCCCTCGACAACTATCGACAGAACATTTTCCCCGCATACGAGAATGCGATCAACGATTATTTGGCTCGATTCAATGCGGGTTTTCGATTGGGCGCTGTCGCATCTATCAACACGCGCGCGGGATCTTCGGCTGTGTACAGCATCGTGATTAATCAACAACCTGTAGGTTTGAGCGCCGAAAACGGGCCGTCCTTCCGGAATACTCTGAGCGCAGGCGACCGGAATACTCTTGCCCTTGCCTTCTTCTTCGCCTCGCTTGATCAGGATCCGAACCTAGCACAGAAGATCGCGGTCATTGACGATCCAATGACCAGCTTGGACGAGCACCGTTCATTGACGACCGTTCAGGAAATGCGCAGGTTGCACGCACGCATTCAACAAATGATTGTTCTTTCGCACTCGAAATCGTTTCTGTGCGCCCTTTGGGAAGGCGCAGACCGCAACGCACGAACGGCAATGCGCATTGTTCGGGCTGCTGCAGGTTCCGACATCGTCGCTTGGGACGTAACCGCTGATTGTATCACTGAGCATGACCGCCGACACGCACTAGTCAGCGGGTACATCCAGGCCGCTAATCCAGCAATGGAACGCCAAGTTGCTTCTGCACTGCGGCAGATTCTTGAGGCATTCGTGCGAGTTGCATATCCAGGGGATTTTCCCCCAGGCAGTATGCTTGGGCATATCATTACCAAAAGCAGACAGCGCATCGGGTCGAACAATGAAATCCTTAACCAACAGAATACTGATGAATTGAGGGCATTGCTCGACTACGCCAACCGTTTTCACCACGATACAAATCCAGCATGGCAGACTGCCGTGATTAACGACCACGAGCTTTTGGGGTTTTCTGTTAGAACGCTTCGCTTTGCTTCACGGCAGTGAAGCTTACCTTGATGGGTGATAAATTCCGGTCCCCTCCCCCCGTGGCATGGTTCCTCCCCAGCCCCAAACGTATGCGGGGGGGCGCAGCGCGGCGTTTCGCTAGCGACAGGCGGTTTCACCGGGGAAGCCAGGCGGAATCCACCTGCCCGGTGATATCGGGAAAAGCGACTCATTTTCAAAGGCTTGCGGAATCACGATCTTGGCGCGCTGGATTCTTTGCGGAATCCAGGGAACCCAATTTGCGGAAGCCACCTTGTCGGAAGCCAGCCAGCAGAAGCCACCTGCCGGGAAGCCATTGAATCCGCGTGCATTTTCCGCTTGACAAAGCTGCCCCTCTTGACCTACCCCTTGATCATCGAAGAATTGCGCCCGGAGGACACCCCTCGCGGGCGTTTTTCATTTCCCTACATCGCGGATCCCGATCCTGACGCTGGCATCGCCCGGCGCGTATCGGCATGTCCGCTCTACCCCAGATGAAAGCCACCCGATGGACCTGGTCTTTGCGCCGAGCCAGATTGAAACTTGGCCGATCGACAGGCTGCGCCCCTACGCGCGCAATGCCAAGATCCACGGGACGGACCAGGTCGCCAAGATCGCCGCCAGCATGGCGAAATTCGGCTGGACCGTGCCGTGCCTTGTGGCCGACGATGGTGAACTGATCGCCGGGCACGGCCGGGTGTTGGCCGCCATTATGCTGGGGCTGACCGACGTACCGGTGATCCGGCTCGGCCACCTCGACGAGACCGAACGTCGGGCTTACCGGATCGCCGACAATAAATTGACCGAGTTGGGCGAATGGGACGAGGCGATGCTGCGCGACGAGATCGCGGGGCTGCTGGCCGAGGATTTCGACCTGTCGCTGCTGGGGATCACCGACGAGGATCTGGACGCGCTGCTGCGGGATCCGGATCAGGTCGAAGGCGGCGCGGTCGAGGGTGAGGATGACATTCCGGAACCGCCAGTCACGCCGGTATCGGTGCCGGGCGACCTCTGGCAAATGGGCGGGCATCGGTTGATCTGCGGCGACAGCACATCCGCCGATGTGGTTGGGAGGTTGCTCGACGACGTGAAGCCACTGCTGATGGTCACGGACCCGCCCTATGGCGTGGAGTACGATCCCTCCTGGCGAAACCAGACGGGTGCGGCCAAGACCAAGCGCACCGGCAAGGTGCTCAATGATGACCGGGCCGACTGGCGCGAAGCATGGGCGCTGTTCCCCGGCGACGTGGCCTATGTCTGGCACGGCGCGCTGCATGCGGGCGAGGTGGCAGACAGTCTGGTTGCGGCGGGTTTCGCCGTCCGGTCGCAGATCATCTGGGCCAAGGACCGCCTTGTCCTCAGCAGGGGCGATTATCACTGGCAACATGAACCCTGCTGGTATGCGGTGCGCGTCAAGGGCAAGGGCCATTGGGCTGGGGACCGCAAGCAGACGACGCTGTGGCACATCTCCGGCAAGGATCAGGATGCAGCCACGGTGCACGGCACCCAGAAGCCGGTGGAATGCATGCGCCGCCCGATCCTGAACAATTCAAGCCCGGGCCAGGCGGTTTTCGAACCGTTCATGGGATCCGGCACCACGTTGATCGCGGCGGAAACTACGGGCCGTGTCTGCTTCGGGGTCGAGTTGAACCCGGCCTATGTCGATGTGGCCATTGAGCGCTGGCAGCAATTCACCGGAGCAAATGCCGTGTTAGCCGACACCGGCGAAACCTTCGCCGACCTGAAAGCGAAGAGGCTGGCGGCATGAATGCGCCCCTGCTGCCGGGCCGGATCGAACATTGGCCCCTCGCCCGGCTGAAGCCTTGTGCCCGAAACGCCAAGACCCACGACGCTGATCAGGTGGCGAAGATCGCCGCCAGCATGGCCGAGTTCGGCTGGACCGTGCCGGTGCTGGTGGCCGCCGACGGGGAGTTGATCGCTGGCCATGGTCGCATCCTGGCCGCCGCCCAACTCGGCCTATCCGAGGCCCCGGTCATCGTGCTGGGCCACCTGACCGAGGCGCAGCGCCGCGCTTATCGCATCGCCGACAACAAGCTGACCGAATTGGGCGGCTGGGATGAGGCGCTGCTGTTGCAGGAATTGCAGGCATTGCTGGCGGAGGATTTCGACCTCGGGCTGATCGGGATCCCCGAGGATGAACTGGACGCCCTGCTGCACGCGGGCGATGACGACAAGACGTTGATCGACGACGATGCGGCCGATGCCATCCCCGCCCCGCCCGCCGAACCCATCACCAAGCCGGGCGACATCTGGGCGCTTGGCAAGCACCGTCTTTGCTGCGGCGACGCCACCAATCCTGCCGCTGTCGCCAGGCTGATGCAGGGCGAGCGGGCCACGCTGATGTTCACCTCGCCGCCCTATGCGCAGCAGCGGGACTACGGCGCCGCCAAGGAAAAGGTCGGGGATTGGGATGCGCTGATGGAGGGCGTGTTCGCCGCAGCGCCGGTCACTACCGAAGCGCAGCTGCTGGTCAACCTCGGCCTCGTGCATCGCGACAGCGAATGGCAGCCCTATTGGGAAGGATGGGTCGAATGGATGCGCGAATCTGGCTGGCGGCGGTTTGGCTGGTATGTCTGGGATCAGGGCCCCGGTTTGCCGGGCGACTGGAACGGCCGCCTGGCCCCATCGCACGAGTTCATTTTCCACTTCAACCGCGCGCCGCGCAAACCGCACAAGACCGTCCCGTCCAAGCACGCAGGCGAAACTTTGGGCGGCGGTGGGCTGCGCGGGGCCGACGGCAGCGTGCACGCCAAGACCGGAACAGGCAACGCGATCCAGAGCCACCGCATTCCAGACAGCGTCTTTCGCATCATGCGCCACAAGGGTGGGCTGGGCGCTGCCGGATCGCATCCAGCCGTGTTCCCGGTGGCGCTGGTCGAGGCGGTGCTGGCGACGTTTTCGAATACGGGTGACCTGATCTATGAGCCGTTCTGCGGCTCCGGCACCCAGATCGTCGCCGCCGAACGCGCTGCGCGACGGTGCTTCGCGATGGAGTTGGACCCGGTCTATTGTGACGTGGCCGTGCGGCGCTGGGAAATGACGACCGGCAAGACCGCGCAAAGAGCCTCCGCTGATGCAGCCACGAAATAATGCCGCCGCCCGGGTTGGGCGGCGGTTATGCCAAAGCCGAAGAGGAAGCGCGTCATGCCGCAGGCAATCGATACACCCTTCCCCGCGTGTCATCCGTTTCCGAGCTGACCATGAGGCCCAGCTTCTTCTTGAGTGCCCCGGCCATCGCGCCGCGAACCGTGTGCGACTGCCAGCCAGTGGCTGTCATGATCTCCTCAATCGTAGCGCCATCGGGCGCGCGCAGCATGGAAATCAGGGTGGCTTGTTTGGTGCCTGTGCGCAGCTTCGGCTGAACGGCAGCAGGCAGTGTGGGCGCGAGCGTCTCAGCCGCATGTTTGCGGATCGCAACCACGGTCTTGACGACCACCGGGTCGACCCCGATGGCCAGCAAGCCAGCATCCGTCACCACCAGCGTGGTGCCATGGCCGTCGCCGGTTTCGCGCCAAAGCGGTTCATTGCGGCGCAGGTTGGCGTCGACCTCCTGCAGCCAGCCGTGTTCGATCATCTTCGACACAGCCATCTTGGCCGCCGCCCCGGCCAGCCCCTTGGGCAGCGGCAGGGCGATGTTGTCGGGGCGCTGGGCCCCGGCGCTGAGGATGATGGTCTGGGTTTCGGTAAGCTTCGTCATCTTGGGTTCCTCCTACTGGTCGTTGGCGGCAAGGAAGACGCTGATGCGTGACATCAGGTCGTTGTGGCCGTCTGCATCCGTGCCGATGATCACGTCGCCATCGTCGTCGCGTTCCAGATCGGCGATCTTGCGCAGCAGGGCGATAGCGCGGTCGCATGCGGCGAGGCGTTCGGCCTCCCATGCGGCGGTGATGGCGTCCTGTTCGATCTGGTGACGCTGGGCGGGATCAAGCGGCATGTTCGCCCTCCTTGAAGGCAGCGTCGGTGATCTGGCGCAGCAAGTTGGCGTAGTGGTTCAGGGTGCCGACATCGCCCCAATTGATCTCGTCGGGGTGGGTCTCGAAGTGGTCGTCGCTCAGGGCTTTCAGCCGCTCCAGCATCGCGTCGATCTGGGCCTTTGTGGTCATGAAGGCGTCGAGGGCTTTGGCATTGTCGGTCGCGCGGCGGGTGGTCATGGCGTGGTCTCCGGGGGTGAGTTGCATCGTTCTGGTGTAATCACCATCGCTCTGGTGGGGTGGCTAGTGTAGGCAATTCCGAGCAATATCAGTGCTTTCTGATTACACTCCGGGCGCATCGACCTGCGACACCACATGCACCCACTGGCACCCGATCCACATGTAGAGATGGGCGAATTCGCGCGTCGGGCGCGACAGGATGCGGGGATCGCGGGGCGGGTTGAAGCAATCCAGCGCTTCGACTGTGACCTGCCGGATTTCCCGGGCGGTGAGGATGTCTTCGGGATTCCAGCGCTCCAACGCAGGCAGCATGTGGGCGGGATAGCCGTCGAAATGGACATAGACATGCGCCCACTCCTCGGGGCCGATCTGGATGGCGATCTGCGCGCGCGTGCTCATTGCGGCACCTCAGATTAGCTGCAGATTGACCAGCACCGCGCTGGCGGCGGCCAGCTGCGCGGTCGGCAGGTCGATCTTGAGGTGCGAGAACAGGTCCGAGCAGTCGGCCTTGATCCCGCCCTCGCGCAGCGCGGCTTCGATCACCTCCGCCACCACGCTGGGGCGGCTGCGGTCGAGATGGTCGGGCAGCGTGTCGATGTCGATGCGGATTGTGGTGGTTGCCATGGTCATGTCCCGGCCCTCCTTCAGCGTTTCGCAGCGGCAGCAAAGCCCGCGGCGTAAGCCTCAACCAGGGCGGCGCGGATTGCCCAGACAGCCACATCGTGGAAGTCCAGCCGGTCGCTGTTCTGGGTCTCCAGCGTCTCGATGCTGTGGAAGTGCTTCGTCGCGATCTCCAGCAGCAGGGCGTCGCTGGGGGCTTTGGCGGGGGTGGTCTTTGCGGTCATGGCGCGGTCTCCGGGGCTGAGTTGCATCGTTTTCCTGCAGCCAGAATCGCTCTACGCGGGAGTGTAATCAACTGAATAAAAATATCATTCCCGTTTAATTACAATCATTTGAGGTCAATCTAAGAGCCATGGAAGGTATGTCCGAGCGGGAATATTCCGCCCATTCCGGCCTCTCTCGCGGGGCGATCCAGAAGGCCCGAAAAGCCAGTCGGCTGGTGGTTTACAGCGACGGGTCGATCAACGCGGCTGCTTCTGATGTACGCCGCGCCGACATGACCGACCCGGACCAGCAACGACGCAGCACCAGCGGCGATAGCGGGTTCAGCGGTCCCGCAGACAGCTCGTCCTACCTGAAGGCTCGCACCGCGCTGACGGTCTACCAAGCGCAGGACAAGCAGCTGGGCATCCAGAAGAAGAAGGGCACGCTGGTCGACCGGGCGCGCGCAGAAGCGCTGGTGTTCCGGTTGGCCCGACAGGAACGCGATACGTGGGTCACCTGGCCCAACAGAGTGGCAGCGCTGATGGCGGCTGAAGTGGCCTTGGGGGTGGAAAAACAGACCGGCACGCCGGTGATCATCGAGGCCGCGATCCTGCAGAGGGTGTTGGAAGCCCATGTCAGACAGCACCTCGACGCCCTCGCCGATCTCCGAGTTTCCCTCGGATAGCGAGGATCTGACCCTCGATCTCGACCTTGGCTTTGACGGGGCCGAGGACATCTTGCGCTCCTGGCGCAAGGGGATGCGTCCCGACCCAGACTTGACCGTGTCGGAATGGGCGGATGAACATCGCTGGCTGTCGTCACGCGGTGCGGCCGAACCGGGCCGGTATCGCACTGCCCGAGCGCCCTATCTGCGCGAGATCATGGACGCGCTGTCGCCCCGCCACCCGGCACAGCGCATCAGCTTCATGAAAGCCGCGCAGGTCGGCGCGACGGAGGCTGGCAACAACTGGATCGGCTTCGTCATTCATCATGCGCCGGGCCCGATGCTGGCGGTATTGCCATCGCTGGAACTCGCCAAACGCACGTCGCGGGGCCGCCTTGATCCCCTGATCGCGGACAGCGCGGCGCTGCGCGAACGGGTCAATCCCGCACGGTCACGCGACGCGGGCAATTCGATGCTGTCGAAGGAATTCCCGGGCGGCATCCTGGTGCTGACCGGCGCGAACTCCGCGACCGGTCTGCGGTCGATGCCCGCGCGGTACATTTTTCTGGACGAGGTCGATGCTTATCCGGCCTCCGCCGACGAGGAGGGCGACCCGGTCACTCTGGCGGAGGCGCGCACCACCACGTTCTCGCACCGGCGCAAGGTGTTCATGGTCTCGACCCCGACAATCCGGGGTTTGTCGCGCATTGAACGGGAGTTTGATGCCAGCGATCAGCGCCGGTATTTCGTGCCCTGCCCGCATTGCGGGGCGATGCAGTGGCTGCAGTTTGAACGCCTGCGCTGGGACAAGGGGCGGCCTGAAACGGCGGCCTACCATTGCGAGGGCTGCGAAAAGCCCATCGCCGAGCACCACAAGACGCAGATGCTGGAGCGCGGAGAATGGCGGGCGACGGCCGTTTCCGCCGATCCCCATTCGATCGGCTTCCACATCTCGGCGCTCTATTCGCCGCTGGGCTGGAAAAGCTGGCAACAGATCGCGCGCGAGTGGCTGGCGGCGCAAGGCTCCGAGGAAATGCTGCGCGTCGCGCGCAACACGCTTCTGGGCGAGACGTGGGTCGAAAGCGGCGACGCGCCCGAATGGCAAAGGCTGTCGGAACGCCGCGAAAGTTACGCCGGTGTGCAAATCCCCGTCGGCGGTCTGTTCCTGACCGCTGGCGTCGATGTGCAGAAGGACCGGATCGAGGTCGATGTCTGGGCCTGGGGGCGCGGCCTGGAAAGCTGGCTGGTCGATCACATCGTTATTGCTGGCGGCCCGGACGATCCGGCCTGCTGGGACAAACTCACTGCCCTCTTGGGGCGGACATGGGCCTGCGCCAATGGCGCGGTGATGCTGATCGGCAAGCTGGCCATCGACACCGGATATGAAGCCCCGGCGGTTTACGCTTGGGCGCGCAAGCAAGGCTTCGATCAGGTCGCGCCGATCAAGGGTCTGGAAGGGTTCAACCGTGCCACGCCAGTCTCGGGGCCGACCTTCGTCGACGCCACCATCGGCGGCAAGCGTCTGCGCAGGGGCGCGCGACTGTGGTCGGTGGCCACCGCGACCTTCAAGACCGAAACCTATCGCTTCCTGCGGCAGGAGCGTCCTTCGGACGAAGACCGCGCTCTGGGCGTGCTCGACGCACCCGGCACCGTGCACTTGCCCGACTGGATCGACACCGAATGGCTGAAGCAGCTGGTGGCGGAACAGCTGGTCACGGTGCGCAACAAGCGCGGCTATGCCCACCCCGAATGGCAGAAGATGCGCGAACGCAACGAGGCTCTCGACACCCGCGTCTATGCGCGGGCGGCGGCCTGGATCATGGGCACCGACCGCTGGGATGAGGCGACCTGGCGGCGGCTGGAAGCGCAGGCAGGCGTGGAAACTCGACCAGCGCCTACGCCTGCCATCGCGACTGAACCCGTGTCGCCCACCCCGTTGAAAGCTGGAACACCGACCACGCCACGGCGGAAACGCCGGGCTTACACTCCGAACTTCATGAGGGATTGAGATGGATCTGGAACGGATGCGCGCGCTATTGGCTGCGCTGCAGGAGGCCCGTTACGCGGGCGTCCGGTCGGTCAGCTATGACGGCAAATCGATCAACTATGGCTCGGACGCGGAACTCGCGAACGCCATCAGCGATCTGGAAACCCGGATCGCCACCGCTACTACCGGCACCCCGCGTCGTCGGCGCTGGGGCGCGGTCGCCTCGAAGGGTCTCTAATCCATGGCGTTCGAGGCATTCCGGCAGCGGATCGGAAGCATTATTGGCGGGTTCGATGCCGCACAGGCCCATCGCCGCCTGCGCGGGTTCCGCGCCAGCCGCGCGCATGTGAACACGCTGATCGCAGCCTCGGGTGACACGATCACCGCTCGGGCGCGCTGGCTGGTCCGCAACAACGGCTATGCCGCAAACGCGGTGGAGAGCTTCGCCAGCAATGTCGTCGGCGATGGCATCAAGCCTTCGTCTACCATCGCGGATGCCGCAAAGAAGGAAGAACTCCAAACGCTGTGGCTCGCCTGGACCGACGATGCCGATGCCGAAGGGTTGACGGATTTCTACGGGCTTCAGCGTCGGGCGGCGCGCGAGGTGTTCCTGTCGGGCGAGGTCTTCATTCGCATCCGGCCGCGCCGGGCCGAGGACGGTTTGACGGTGCCGCTGCAACTGCAGATGCTGCCCGCAGAAATGCTGCCCTTGGATATGAACCGCACCTTGCCCGGTACCGGGCTGATCCGTCAGGGCATCGAGTTTGACGGCATCGGGCGCCGCGTCGCCTATCACTTCCTGCGCCGCCACCCGGGCGATCTGACCGATCCCGGCCTCGCGGGCGAAACCGTCCGCGTCGCGGCTGGCGATGTGATCCATGTCCTCGACCCCGTCGAGGCTGGCCAGCTGCGCGGCGTGTCACGGTTTGCAGCCGCCATCGTGAAACTGTTCACGCTGGACCTCTACGACGACGCCGAGTTGGAACGGAAGAAAATCGCGGCGATGTTCGCGATGTTCATTACGTCGCCCGCCCCGGAAACGCCGCTGGAGCCGACCGAGGAGGATCTGGAGGTTGAACCCGGCCAAGTCGTACGTCTGGATCCGGGCGAGGATGTGTCCACCCCGGCCACGCCGGACTCGGGCGGCACCTATGAGCCGTTCCAGTACCGCACACTGCTGCAGATCGCGGCCGCGCTGGGCGTGCCCTATGGCTATTTGACCGGCGACACGGCGAAGGGGAACTTCTCCAATACGCGGATTTCCCTCATCGAATTCCGCCGTCGCATCTCGGCCTGGCAGCATGGCGTGCTGGTCTATCAGCTCTGCCGCGCCGTCTGGGTGCGCTGGATGGACACGGCCGTGTTGTCGGGCGCGCTGGACCTGCCCGGCTACGACAGCCAGCGCCGCCAATATCAGGCCTGCGCCTGGTTGCCGACCAAATGGGACTGGATCGACCCGATGAAGGACGCCTCCGCCGAGATCCTGCAGATCGAAGCCGGGCTGAAGTCTCGCACACAAGCCTTGGCAGAGCGGGGATACGACGCCGAGCAGGTCGACCGCGAAATCGCCACCGAGCGGAAACGCGAATTGGCGCTAGGCCTCGACTTCCGGCGGCCGGGGTCCCCAGCGCAGGGGCCGGGCGAAGGCGCAGCGAAAGATACGGATCAGGACAGCGGCAAGGACGACGAGTCCGACGACACCGGCGACGAGAAACCCGACCCCAAGGAGGGCGAATGATGCACCACGCCCAAATCGCCCAGCGCGCCTTCAACACACCCCTGATGGTGGACCCAGCCAAGGCGCTGGTGTTTCTGTCCGGGCTGGGGCCGCGCATTACCGGACAGGAAATCACCTTCCAAGGGCTGGCGGTGGAAGCCGATGAGCAGACTGCCGCCAGCCTGCCAGCCCGCGCCTCTCTGTTCGGGAACGATCTCGCCCAGCGCCACCAGCGAAATGGCAGCCAGCCTTATGCGGTGGTGGATGGCATCGCGGTCATCGAAATCGCCGGAACGCTTGTGCACCGTGGCGCATGGATCGGGCAGTCGTCGGGACTGACCTCATACGAGGGGATTGCGGCCCAGCTGCAGGCGGCGCTGGCCGATCCCGGCGTGCGCGGCATTGCCTTGGACATCGACAGCTTCGGCGGCGAGGTCGCGGGCGCCTTCGATCTGGCCGATCGCATCCGGGCCGCCCGTGCGCAGAAACCCGTCCACGCCTTTGTCGCTGAACATGCGCTGTCGGCTGGCTATGTCCTGGCGTCGCAGGCCGACCGCATTATCCTCCCACGCACTGGGGCTGTCGGCAGCATTGGCGTCGTGGCGCTGCACACAGACATGAGCGGCGCGCTGGAACAGAAAGGCATCGCCGTCAAACTGATCCATGCCGGGGCCCACAAGATTGACGCCAATCCCTATCAGCCGCTGCCTGAGGCTGTGCACGACCAGATGCAGCGCGAATTGGAAGTGGTGCGCTTCCTTTTTGCCGAAACCGTCGCTGCCGGTCGCGGTGATCGGCTGACACAGACGGCAGCGCTGGCCACCGAAGCTGCGGTCTTCCGCGGCATTGATGCCATCGCCGCCGGTCTGGCCGACGAACTCGCCGATCCCGTCACCGCCTTCCAAGCTTTCGCCGCCGCGCCCCGCGGCACATTCTCCCCCAGCAGAAAGGGTCCACAGATGACCACCACGCCTGAAATTTCCACCGACACAACGACATCCGTTGCAACACCGCCAGTCGCGACTGCGCCGGAAGCCCCAGCTGCGGCGGAGGATGCTGCGCCAATCACCATGACAGCCGACGCCGTGCGCGCCGAGGTGGCAGAGGTGGCGCAGGTTTGCGCGCAGGCCGCCCGACTCGGCGTGAGCATTGACGCAGCGGACGCCGTCACGCGCGGGCTGAAGCCAGAGGCCCTGCGCGCCCGCGTGTTGGCTGATCTTGCCGCCCGCAGCGATGCCGCTGGCATCATCGCCACCGCCCCGGCTGCGGCCGCCGCCAAAGACAGCCCGATCATCGCTGCCGCGAAAAAGGCAGCGACCGAAGCGAAACGCTGATCCAGCGCACGCTTCCCATACCTTACCCATCCCCAAAACCATGGAGACTGACCAATGCCCGTCCTGACGGAACAGCCCAGCATGGGCGATGTCCTCAAATATGAGGTCAACCCGAACTACACCCGCGAAGTGATCACCCTGCTGCAAGGCCTGCCCTATCCGGTCGGCTCAGTGCTGGGGAAGATCACCGCCAGCGGCAAATACACCCTGTCACCTGCGACCGGGGCGGACGGTTCGCAGGTCGCCAGCGCCGTGCTGCTTTACGCCGTCGATGCCACACTGGCGGATGCCGTGGGCATTGTCGTCGCCCGTGGCCCCACGATCGTCTCGCGCGCAGGCCTTGCCTACGGCGCGACCGTCGATGACGGCACCAAGATCACCGCCAAGATCGCCCAGCTTGCCGCCGTCGGTATCATCGCCCGCGACGGTGTCTGACGCGCGACCTCAGCTTCCCTTTCCCCAACCCCCCGGAGCACACCATGACCCTTGTCCGCAATCCCTTTGACGCTGGCGGTTACTCGCTGGCCGAGATGACGCAGGCCATCAACATCCTGCCCAACCTTTACACCCGCCTCGGGCAGATCGGCCTCTTCCGTTTCGAGGGCGTGAGCCAACGGTCGGTCATCATCGAGCAATACGAGGGGGTGCTGAACCTGCTGCCCTCCGTCCCGCTGGGCGGCCCCGCTACCGTCGGCACGCGGGAAGGCCGCTCGATGCGCAGCTTCGCCCTGCCTTGGATCCCGCATGACGATGTGATCCTACCGGGCGACATTCAAGGCCAACCCGCTCTGGGCGTCTTCGATGGTGCCGACCCGTTGGTCGAGGTGATGAACCGCAAGCTGCAGCTGATGCGCCGCAAGCATGCCCAGACCCGCGAATACATGGAGATGAATGCCCTGCGCGGGATCGTGAAGGACGGGGCCGGGACGACCCTTTACAACTACTTCACCGAGTTTGGCCTCGCGCAAATCTCGGTCGACTTCGTCCTCGGCACAGCTGGCACCAACGTGCAGGGCAAGGTGCGCGAGGTCTTGCGGGCGATGGAGGACAACCTGCTGGGCGAAAGCATGTCGGACGTGCATGCCCTCGTCAGCCGGGAATTCTTCGACAAGCTGATCGCGCACCCCAAGACCGAGGAGGCCTACAAGTTTTACGCCGCAACCGGCGCGCAACCTTTGCGCCAGGATGTGCGCCGGAACTTCCCCTTCGCGGGCATCGTGTTCGAGGAGTACTCGGGCACCGTCACTCTCTCGACGAAGGCAACCGAACGGCTGGTCCCCGCGAACGAAGGCATCGCCTTCCCCTTGGGCACGATGGATACGTTCACGACCTATGGCGGCCCGGCCAACCTGCTGGAGGCGGCCAACACCATGGGTCTGCCGCTCTATGCCCGCCAGCACCTCGACGAAAAGGGCCGGTGGATCGACCTGATGACCGAGGCGTCAATCCTACCGGTGAACAAGCGGCCGCGCATCGCGATCCGCATTCACACCTCGAACTGACCGGCCCCGACATGAACGCCTTCGCTTCCGCCATGGACCGCATCTATGCCAACCCGTCCATGGCGGCGGCGGCCGTCTGGATTTCCGGCACAACGTCCGAGGAACGCCCCATCCGCGTCATTCGGCGCGCCCCGGATCGGATCACGGAATTCGGCGCTGGGCGCTTTGTCAGCGACACCATGATGGTGGATGTCCGTGTGTCCGACCTGCCCGATCCGCGCCCCGGCGATTTGATTGTCATCGGGGCCGACAGCTTCACCATTCAGGGCGAGCCGGTGCGTGATCACGAACGCCTGATCTGGTCGCTGGACCTGCGCCCATCATGAAGCTGAAGATCGCCTTCGATCCCGACCTCGTCGCCCTGATGCAAGCCGAAATCGCCGCCGGGGAAAAGGCTGTGTCTGCCGCAATGCGCGAAGCGGGCACCTCCCTGAAATCGGCATGGCGCGGCCAGATCACTGGCGCTGGCCTTGGCACGAGGCTTAGCAACTCCATCCGCCTCGCCAGCTTCCCTAAATCCGGCGACAGCCTGAATGCGGCGGCACTGATCTGGTCCAACGCCCCGGTGATCATCGGCGCACATGACACCGGGCCGCTGACCCGGTCGAAGGATGGGTTCTGGTTGGCCATCCCGACGCCTGCCGCAGGGAAGAGCACGAAGGGCGGCCGGATCACCCCCGGCGAATGGGAACGCCGCACGGGGCTGCGCCTACGGTTCATCTACCGCCGCCGTGGACCGAGCCTCTTGGTGGCAGAGGGTCGGTTGAACTCAAAAGGCCGAGCGGTGGCATCGAAGTCGAAGACTGGGCGCGGCGTGGCAACCGTGCCGATTTTCCTGCTGGTGCCGCAGGTCAAACTGCGGAAACGGCTGGATTTAGCGCGTGATGCAGGGCGGGCGGTGGACGGCTTACCAGGAATGATCGTGGCGGGGTGGGTGACAAATTCGGACAGGGTTTGATGCTGGCTTGGCGATGTTCGCTTGATGGTTGAGTTGCGCACCGCTAGCCTACTTCTAAATCGACAATGGAAGAATTCTCAAAATGATGCGCAATTTCCTCTTTACCCTGACGACGACGGCAGTCATCGCATTTCCTGCCGGTGCTGATCCGTCGCAGCAAGAGGTCGACACAGCGCGTTCAGAATGCCGCGATGCGTTTCTTGCTCGGGATGCCGAAGCCTATACGGATGCTGCGGCATCAATGATCGCATGGGGTTCCTTGCAGAACGCGGATTGGTCGAGGGAGGTCGAGCTGTGCCTCGCTTTTGCCGAAGCAATCGAAGGCGCGAGTTTGGACACCGCTCGTGAAAGAGCGGCTGGCCTATCCGATGCAGTCGGCCCGACCTCTGCAGCGTCTTCGGAGGCACCGGCACCACAGGCAGAGGCGCCCGCAGCCGATACGCGGCTCGCAGATTATCTTTCCCGGATCGAAGCAGATGGGCCAAACGTGGAAGCGACTGTGCGCGACATCGCGGCGGACACGACCTTTGCGCCACCTGCAAGTCCTGAACGTGATGTGCTTGAGGCAGCACTCAATGCATACGTTCGACCCATTCCCGCCGCACAAGCCGAACGTAACCTTGTCGCGTATCAAGCCTTGGCCCGGGTAAACGGCGAAAACCAGACCTACATGGACAAGGCTGCCAGTTATGAACAAGCTATCGAAGCGGAACGTAAGCAGCTGCAAAGAACGGCCCGTGCGCTCGAGGGGCGATTGGTGCGAACGACGGCCGAGTTCGACGGTTCCTCTTGGGGACGGCACCCCTCGTCTCCGCGCTATCAAGATATCCGGAACTACGTGACTCTTTATCTGATTGAAGCTGGAACGGGTCAAAAGACGATGGAGTTGTTCTTCAACTACACATCACGGAACGGCTGGCTTTTCGTCGAAAGCGCCTCGATCAACATCGACGGGGAAACGACCCGAGTGCCGGTTGGTCAATGGTTTCGCGACAATGATACCGAGATTTGGGAGTTCGCAAGCATGCGAGGCGATGCAGCCTTAGCGTTTGCCCGCAAAATTGCTGATGCAGATCGCGCCGTCATTCGTTTCAATGGGCAGCAATTCTACGATGATTACGTCGTGTCAGACGGGGACAAGCGTGTCATCCGAGAAATGCTCGCAATGTGGGAAGTGATCTCTGCAGAATAAAATGGGACTGTTCTGCGGCGAAGCATCTTAAATCCAAATTCAAGCCAAAGACTTGGCCAGTTGCGGCCGTTCAGCAATGAGCTGATGAGCACACTAAAAAAAGCGGCGCGCGCCCGGCCATTGTGACAACAAAAGTATTGTGAGCCATGCCCACCACCCGCGAAACCATCCTCGCCGCGCTGCACGCGCGGCTGCAGCCGCTTGCCGCCCTCACCCTGCGCGATGAAGTCCTGCCCGAACGGATCCCAACAGCCGGGCTGATCATCCTGCGCGACGGCCAACCAGGTGAGCCGGAGGTCACGCTGTCGCCTCTGCGCTACCATTACCAGCACCGCGCCGAGCTGGAGGTGGTTGTTCAGGCCCCGAACGGCAGAGCCACGGCCTTCGACACCCTGATCGCCGCCATCGGCGCAGCGCTGGAAGCCGACCGCACGCTTGGCGGCCTCTGCGACTGGGTCGAACCCGAAGCCCCGGCCTCGCTCGATCTGCCCATCGAGGGCGCGGCCACGCTGAAGGCGGCGGTGATCACCGTCGTGTTGCACTACACCACTACCGGCCCTCTGGCCTGACCATCCCCACATAAAGGAGACCCCTATGGCACGTGCGCAAGGCGCGCGGGCGCAGATGGCGCTTGCGTATGAGACGGTTTACGGCACCCCGCCGGTGAGTGGGTTCCGCCTGATGCCCTTCGCCCGGGCGACGCTCGGGTCGGAACAGCCGCTGCTGGAATCCGAACTTTTGGGCTATGGCCGCGATCCGCTCGCCCCGATCAAGGATGCGGTGACGGCTGACGGCGAGGTGGTAATCCCCATCGACGTCGAGGCTTTCGGCTATTGGCTGAAGGCGGCATTCGGCCAACCGGTCACGACCGGCACGACGCCGAAGACCCACACATTCCAGTCGGGCAGCTGGACCCTGCCCAGCATGGCGATTGAAACCGCGATGCCGGAGGTGCCGCGTTTCGCAATGTATTCCGGTTGCGCGCTGGATCAGTTGTCGTGGCAGATGCAGCGATCCGGCCTGCTGACGGCGACAGCCCGGCTGGTGGCACAAGGCGAAACCATCGCCGCCACGACCGCTGCTGGCACGCCAACCGCGCTGGGCCTGCAACGCTTCGGCCATTTCAACGGCACCGTAAAGCGCAATGGCACGGCGCTGGGCAATGTCGTCTCCGCTGAGATCACCTATTCCAACAACCTCGACCGGATCGAGACCATCCGGGGCGATGGCCGCATCGATGGCGCCGATCCGACCATGGCGGCGCTGACCGGTCGGATCGAGGTGCGGTTTTCGGACAGTACGCTGGTGACGCAAGCCATCGACGGCAGTCCATGTGAGTTGGAATTCGTCTACAGCCTCGGCGCGAACGCCAGTTTCACCTTCACCGCCCACGCGGTGTACCTGCCGATCCCGCGCATCGAGATCGCGGGGCCTCAAGGCGTGCAGGCCAGCTTCGATTGGCAAGCCGCCAAGGCCTCCAGCCCCGCCCGCATGTGCACCGCCGTCCTCGTCAACACCCTTGCAGGATATTGATCATGATCCGACTGAACCTCACCGCCACGCCCGAATGGCTGGACCTCGCCCCTGGCCTGCGCCTGCTGGTCGGACCCCTTACCACCGCGCTGATGGTCTCGGCCCGCGCCGATCTGGAGGTGGAAACGCTCCCCGAAGGTGCGACCCAAGAGGAAATGGCACTGGCCATGGCCAAATCCGTAGCACGGCGCGCGGTGCTGGATTGGGAGGGTGTCGGCGATGACGCGGGCAATATCATCCCCGTTTCGCCTGAGGGCATCGACGCCCTCCTGGAAATCTGGCCGGTCTTCGAGGCTTTCCAGACGCAGTATGTCGCGCGCGGCTTGCTGCTGGACGCAGAAAAAAACGTCTCCGCGCCCTCGCCGACTGGTCCTTCGGCGGGGGCGACCGGTACTGCGCGGCCTGCCAAGTTGCCTGCCCCGACTGCCCCGCAAAACTGAATAGGCCACAGACCGCCGAGGGCTGGCAGGTCTGGGAACTGGTCAGCCGCCTTGGTGGGCAATTGCGCGTCATCCCCGGCGCCGTGCTCGGCTGGGACATGGGCGCTGCCCTCGCGCTGGCGCAGGCGCTGGGCGTGAACACCCTGATCGCCGCCGAACTGCTACCCGAGATCGAGGCGGTGATGGTGCGCAAGCTGAACGAACAAATGGAAGGGGGCCGCGATGGCTGAAAAGCGTGTGTCCGTCCGCCTCGTCACCGAAGGCGGCCGCCAGGTTCGCGCCGAGTTGGAGGGCGTCGGCACGGCTGGAGCAAAGGGCCTCGGCCGTCTTTCCCGAGAGATGGAACTGGCCAACACTCGGCTTGCCGGTTTTGCGCGCCGGGCCGGGATCGCCATGTCTGCGGCCGCCGCAGCCGCCACCGCCTCGCTCGGGTTGATCGTCCGCTCCACCGCCGAGAGTGCCGCGCAAATCCGGCAGTTTGCACAGGTCGCCAATGCCACACCCGAAGCTTTGCAGCGCTGGTCGGCAGGCGCGCGGACGGTCGGGATCGAGCAGGAGAAGCTCGCCGACATCCTGAAAGACGTGAACGACCGGGTCGGGGATTTCCTGCAAACCGGCGGCGGGCCGATGGCGGATTTCTTTGAACGCGTCGCACCGCAGGTGGGTGTGACGGCTGACCAGTTCGCCCGGCTCTCCGGGCCGGAGGCGTTGCAGCTCTATGTCGACACGCTGGAACGCGCTGGTCTCAGCCAGCAGGAGATGACCTTCCATCTCGAAGCCATGGCCTCGGACGCCACCCGGCTCCTGCCGCTCCTGCGCAACGGCGGGACCGAGATGGCCCGTCTGGGCAACCAGGCCTCCGACCTCGGCGCGGTGCTGGACACCGACGCCATCGAGGCCCTGCGGCGCACCCAAGTTGCCCTTGGCACCATGTCTTTGGTGTTCGAGGGCCTGCGCAACCGAATCGCCGTCGCGGTGGCCCCATCGGTCGAGGCGCTTGCCAATGCCTTCGTCGCCCTAGCGTCCGATGGCGGGAGCCTCCGGACGGCCATCGACGCGCTGATCGGAAATCTCGGGCGGCTGGCCTCCTATGCCGCGACCTTCGCCGCCGTGATGGCTGGGCGCTGGGTCGCAGGGTTGGCGGCTGCAGCGCTCTCCGTTCGCGGCCTTGCCACCGCTCTGGTCATCTTGCGTGGAGCGTTGATCCGCACCGGCATTGGTGCGCTGATCGTCGGCGCAGGCGAGTTGGTCTATCAGTTCTCTCAGTTGGTGGCCCGGGTTGGCGGCGTGGGCGAAGCCTTCCGCCTGCTGGGCGATCTCGCGAAAGAAGTGTGGTCGCGCATCGGTCTGTCACTCGATGCGGCCGTCGCCAACATGGGCGCTGGCTGGGAGGGTCTGAAATCGGCCGGGCTCTCGGCGCTGGAGGGCACTATCGCGGGTGTAGTCAGTTTCGGTGACCGGACGGCTGCCATCTTCCAAGGGGCGTATGATGCGGCCGTGGCAATCTGGGGCAGTCTGCCCGGTGCCATCGGCGACTTTGCCTTCCAGGCCGCGAACGGGCTGATCTCGGGTGTCGAGGCGATGCTGAACGGCGTTGTCACGCGCATCAACAATTTCATCAACGGGCTGAACGCCGCGCTGGCGCTGCTGCCCGAATGGGCCACCGGCGAAGGCGGAGTGCGGATCGGCACTCTGGATCCAGTAGAATTCAGCCGGATCGGAAGCCCGTTTGAAGGTGCCGCAAAAGCTGCTGGTGCTGCAGCGGCGGACGCCTTTTCGGCCGCGCTGTCCCAGACGTATCTGGAACCGCCTGACCTCGGGCTTGGCACGATGGCAGACGATGCGCGCGCTCGTGCCGATGGCTATCGCGAGGCCGCTGGCATGTTGGCCGATGCTGCCGGTCGACCGCTGGCCAGTTGGCAGGCGTTGAAGGATGCCATGACCGGCACCGGAGCGGAGGCCGAAGCTGCGCTGGTGGATGCTGCCGGGTCAGCCGATGCACTCGCGGCAGGACTGAACAACACCGCGACCGCAGCCGATGGCGCGGGCAGCGCTGCGCGTAACGCCGGGGCAGCGGCAGCAGAGGGCGCGGAAACGGCACTGACCGGCTGGCAGGCCGTCACTGCGGCGCTCGCCGATTATGCCGCCAAGGCGCGCGATATCGGCGGCGACATCGGCAGCACGCTGGTCAGCGCCTTCACCTCGGCCGAAAACGCCGTGGCCGACTTCGTGAAAACCGGCAAGCTGGATTTCCGGGATCTGGTCACGTCGATGATCGCCGATCTCGCGAAGCTGGCGGCACGTCGGTTCATCCTCGGCCCCATCGCCAATGCGCTGTCGGGTGCGCTGGGCGGTGCGGGTGGCATCTTCGCCAATATCCTGCACGCCGGTGGCATGGTCGGATCACCGGGCCCGGGCCGCATGGTGCCTGCGCTGGCTTTTGCCAGTGCGCCGCGCATGCATTCCGGTGGCTGGGCCGGGATAAAGCCCGACGAGGTGCCTGCGATCCTGCAACGGGGAGAACGGGTTCTGTCGCGCCGCGAGGCAGCGGGCTACGGCCAAGGCCAGTCCAGCGCGCCTGCAGTCAACGTCACCATCATGGCGCGCGACGCCGAGAGCTTCCGGCAATCCCGGACGCAGGTCGCAGCCGATATCGCCCGCGCCGTGTCGCTGGGCCGGAGGGGCATGTGATGGCGTTCCATGAAGTCAGATTCCCCGACAACATCAGCCGCGGTGCGCGCGGTGGGCCGGAACGGCGCACGCAAGTGGTCGAACTGGCCTCGGGCGACGAGGAACGCAACGCCAGCTGGGCCAATAGCCGTCGCCGCTATGATGTCGCCTATGGCATCCGGCGTGCGGATGATCTGGCGGCAGTGGTCGCCTTCTTCGAGGCCCGCAACGGCCGCCTGCACGGCTTTCGCTACAAGGACTGGGCCGACTACAAATCTGCCTTGCCGTCGCAGGCGATCACCGCGACGGACCAGCAAATTGGCACCGGGACCGGTAGCCTGCAAACCTTCCAACTGGCGAAACGCTACACATCTGGCGCACAGACATGGGTCAGGACCATCGCCAAACCGGTGATCGGAACTGTCCGCGTGGCGCTGGGAATGGTGGAACAGATGTCGGGCTGGACGCTCGATGCCAGCACCGGCGTCATCACCTTCACCACCGCCCCACCGGGCGGCGTCATCGTGCGCGCTGGCTTCGAATTCGATGTGCCGGTGCGCTTCGACAGCGACAGCCTCGACGTCACCCTCGAGTTTGAACGGCTCGGATCGATCACCGCCATCCCGCTTCTGGAAATCCGCAGATGAAAAACCTCTCCCTTGCACTGCAGAGCCATCTCGATGACGGCACCACCACTTTGTCCTGGTGCTGGCGGATTTCTCGGGCAGACGGCGTGGCGCTGGGCTTTACAGATCATGACCGCGCCCTCAGCTTTGATGGCACCGCGTTTGAGCCGGAAAGCGGGTTTGCCTCCTCGGAAATCCGCGCTGGCTCCGATCTGGCCGTCGATGCGCAGGATGCGACCGGCGTGCTGACCTCGGATCGGATCACCGAAACCGACATCCTCGATGGGCGTTGGGACAATGCGGCGGTGGAGCTGTGGCGGGTCAATTGGGCTGACACCAGCCAGCGCGTGCTCTTGCGCCGGGGTGCTGTCGGGCAAATCCGCCGTGGCCGCATGGCCTTTGTCGCCGAGGTGCGGTCACTGGCGCATGTGCTGGGTCAGACAGTCGGACGGACGTTTCAGGCGGGGTGCGATGCCCGCCTGGGCGATGCGCGCTGCGGGATCGATCTGGAAAACGCCGTCTACAATGGCACCGGCGTCGTCACCGACCTGTTGCGCGACCGGGCGTTCATGGCCTCTGGGCTGTCTGGGTTTGACGCGGGTTGGTTCACGTCCGGCACAATGTCCTGGACCAGTGGCGCAAATGCCGGGCGGGTCGTCGAGGTGATGGCACACGGGCTGAAGGATGCCATCGCCTCCTTGACCCTGCTGGAAGCACCGGTGCGAGCCATCGTCGAGGGAGACAGCTTTATTGCCCGCGCTGGCTGCGACAAGCGGATCGCGACCTGCAGCGCTAGGTTCGCCAACACGGCCAACTTCCGGGGCTTTCCCAATATCCCCGGCCAAGACGCGGTGCTGCGCTACGCCAGCCAGGACGGCGGCCATGAAGGAAACGTGCTGTGAATTGCGCTGATCCCGCCTTGGTCATCGCCGTCGCGCGGTCTTGGCTCGGCACACCCTATCACGATCAAGCCAGCCTGCGCGGGGTCGGCTGCGATTGCCTTGGGCTGGCGCGCGGTATCTGGCGCGAGGTGGTGGGCGACGAGCCGTTTCCCATTCCGCCCTACAGCCGGGATTGGGGCGAGATTGGGCCCCGCGAGGTGCTGGCGGAAGGCGCGCGCCAGATGATGCCAGAAATCGTTCCCTCTGACGCCGGTCCTGGCGCACTTGTCCTGTTCCGGATGGCCCCTCGCTCCATCGCCAAGCATGTCGGGATCCTGACCGCGCCCGACCGGTTCATCCATGCCTATGATCGGCTGGGCGTTGTCGAGGAAGTCCTGACCCCGACATGGGCGCGCAAGATCGCCTTCGCTTTCCTGTTCCCAAAAGACTGAGACCCCACACATGGCAACTCTTGTTCTCGGCGCCGTCGGCTCCGCGATTGGCGGCGCATTTGGCGGGGCCATCCTCGGCTTTTCCGGCGCGGCCATCGGCGGTTTCATTGGCTCGACTATCGGGTCGGTCGTCGACAACTGGATCGTATCATCCCTCGCACCCGCCCAAAGGATCGAGGGCGCGCGGCTGGACAGTCTGCGCATCACCTCTTCGACCGAGGGGGCCGTGATCCCGCGTCTGTTCGGCCGCATGCGTATCGGCGGCAATATCATCTGGGCCACTGATTTCCGCGAGGAGGTCAACACCACCCGTCAAGGCGGCGGCAAAGGCAGCGGCCCCAAGGTCACCACAACTGAGTATCTCTACTACGCCAGCTTTGCAGTCGCGTTGTGCGAAGGCGAGATCACCGGCATTGGCCGAGTCTGGGCAGACGGCAAAGCGATGGACATGGCCGGGGTCACCTGGCGCTGGTATCCGGGCAACGAGGCGCAATCCCCCGATCCGTTCATCTCGGCCAAGATGGGCGCGGCCAGCACCCCTGCCTATCGTGGCACCGCTTATGTCGTCTTTGAGGAGCTGAACCTTAGCGCCTTCGGCAACCGCCTGCCGCAGATCAGCTTCGAGGTGTTCCGCCCGCTGGCCGATTCCGACACCGCCGAAGGACTGGTCAAGGCCGTGACGATGATCCCGGCCTCGGGCGAATTCACCTATGCAACCGCGCCAGTCAAGAAATCCACCGGCTCCGGCGGCGCGACAGTGGCCGAGAACCTGAATGCCATCACCGACACGGCCGATATTGTCGTGGCGCTGGACCGGCTGCAATCCCTTGCCCCCGCAGTGGAAAGCGTCAGCCTCGTCGTGGCTTGGTTCGGCGATGACCTGCGCGCGGGATCCTGCAAGGTGCGGCCGGGCGTCGAGGTGGACACCAAGACCACCACGCCGTCAGTTTGGCTTGTGAATGGCGTTTCGCGCGCCAGTGCCTTCCTCGTCAGCCTCGATGCAGAGGACCGTCCGGTTTATGGCGGCACGCCCGCCGACTTCGCAGTGGTGCAGGCGATACAGGAGATGAAGGCACGCGGGCTGCGCGTGACCTTCTATCCCTTCCTGCTGCTGGACGTGCCACCCGGGAACACCAAGCCCAACCCCTACAGCGCAAATGCCGCCACCTCTGGCCAGCCGACCTTCCCATGGCGTGGGCGCATCACCTGCTCCCCGGCTGCGGGTTTTGCTGGATCGGTGGACAAGACTGCCACCGCTGCCACACAGGTATCGGCGCTGTTCGGCACGGCGACGCCCGCCAATTTCAGCGTGTCGGGCACCACTGTCAGCTGGACCGGGCCGGTCGGCGAATGGGGCTTGCGCCGGATGATCCTGCACTACGCGCATCTCTGCAAAGCCGCCGGGGGCGTGGACGCCTTCCTGATCGGCTCGGAAATGCCCGGCCTCACCACCATCCGGAGCGGGGCCAGCACCTATCCTGCCGTCACTGCCTTCAAGGCTCTCGGGGCAGACGTCCGCGCGATCCTCGGCGCTGGGCCGAAGATCGGCTATGCCGCCGACTGGTCGGAATACTTCGGTCACCACCCTGCCGACGGCAGCGGCGATGTGTTCTTCCATCTCGACCCGCTCTGGTCTGACACGAACATCAACTTCATCGGCATCGATAGCTACATGCCGCTGTCGGACTGGCGCGACGGGTTTGACCATGCCGATGCAGCACTTGCCCCGGCAATCTATGACCGGGGCTATCTGCAATCCAACATTACCGGTGGCGAAGGCTTCGACTGGTTCTATGCCAGCGCCCTTGATCGGACGACACAGGTCCGGACGCCGATCACGGACGGCGGCGTCAGCAAACCATGGGTCTTCCGCTTCAAGGATCTGCGCGCCTGGTGGCAAAACCCGCATTTCAACCGGCCCGGCGGGGTGGAGAGCGGCACGCCAACGGCATGGGTACCGCAGTCGAAGCCCGTCTGGTTCACGGAACTGGGCTGCCCCGCGATTGACCGCGGCACGAACCAGCCAAACGTGTTCTTCGATCCGAAATCGTCGGAAAGCTTCATGCCCTACTTTTCGCGCGGCTGGCGCGACGATGCGATCCAGCGCGCCTATCTGGAAGCGACCTATCTGTTCTGGGGTGTTGCAGCCAACAATCCGACCTCCTCGGTCTACGGCAACCATATGGTACATGTCCCCGAATGCGCCGCCTGGACATGGGATGCGCGGCCCTATCCGTTCTTTCCCGAACTGACCGACGTCTGGACCGATGGGCCGAACTGGCGGCTGGGCCACTGGCTGACCGGGCGGCTGGGCGCGGTGTCGCTCGCTGCGCTGGTGCGGCACCTCTGCCTACGCGCTGGAATGCCGGAAAACCTGATCGACGTCTCCGGCCTCTGGGGTGCGGTCGAAGGTTACGTCATCTCAGCATTGGAAGCCCCGCGCGCCTCGATTTCCACGCTGGCCCGGCATTTCGGCTTCGATGCTGTCGAAAGCGAAGGCCGCATCAAGTTCCTGATGCGCGGCCGCATTCCCGGACTGACCATTACGCCTGACGGCATGGTCGCGCCCGCCTCCGTGCAGAGCGACGTGATGGAACTGACCCGCGCGCAGGAAACCGAACTGCCGCAGGCATTGAAATGGCAGGTCGCTCGGGCCGACGAAGATTACGACGCCGCACAGGTCGAGGCGCGGCGCATCACAGTTGATACTACGCGCATTGCCTCGGAAAGCTTCCCGATGGCAATCCCGCCCGAAGAGGCCGAACGCCGCTGCCGTCGCGCGCTGATGGAGGCATGGGTTGGCCGCGAAAGCGCCGTGTTCCGCCTGCCGCCCTCGCGACTGGCGCTGGATCCCTGCGATGTGATCCTGCTCGACCACGATGGCCGCCTGACGGAATTGCGGCTCGTATCCATCGCGGACTCTGACCTGCGCAGCATCGACGCCGTGCGGCAGGACCGCGCGATCTATGATCTGCCGCCCGGCGAGCCTCGACCTGCATCCTTGTCGACGCCGACGGTATTCGGCACACCCGACATCGTGATCATGGACCTGCCGCAGCTGCGCGAGGATCAACCTGCGCACCGCCCCATGGTTGCGGCGCATGCCAATCCATGGCCGGGTGAGATGGCGGTCTACCGCAGCGCAGCAGCGGATGGCTTCGCCCTGCTGACCACCTTCGGCTCGCGGGCCCGCATGGGTGTGCTGGCGGCAGATTTCTATGCCGGGCCGGTGTCGCGCTTCGATCTGGGCAATGCGCTGATGGTCGACCTCTATTCCGGCACGCTGGAGAGCGTCACGGACATCACTCTGCTCGGCGGGGCTAATGCACTGGCCGTTGAGACTGGCGCTGGGCAATGGGAAATTGTCCAGGCTGGTGTGGCCGAGTTGATCGCGCCCGGGCGTTATCGGCTGACCCGCCTGCTGCGGGGCCAGCGCGGGACAGAAGGCGCCATCGTCAGCATAGTGCCAACCGGTGCCCGGGTGGTCGTGCTGGACACGGCCATGGCCTCTTTGCCCATCAACGAGGCCGACCTTGGCCTACCGTGGAACTGGCGGATTGGTCCCGCCTCAAAGCCGGTCAGCGACGAGACCTTTGTCGCCACCACCTTCACGCCCGAGGGCGCGGGGCTCCGGCCGTTTTCGGTCGCGCACGTCGAGCAACCGTGGCGCATCGCCCGCAGCCCCGGCGATTTGACGATCCGCTGGACGCGCCGGTCGCGGTCATTGGCCGCCGATACCTGGGGCGCGGGCGATGTGCCTTTGGCCGAGGACAGTGAAGCCTACGAGGTGGAAATCCGTGATGGCGGGGCCGTCAAACGGACGCTGACCACCACGACAACCAGCGTCCTCTACACCGCCGCGCAGCAGACCACCGATTGGGGCGCACCCCTCAACCCCGGCCAATCCCTCGCCATCCGCATCTTCCATCTCTCGGCCCTGATCGGTCGGGGCGCTGGGCGATCCGTGACGCTCACCTTCTGAAAGCAGGATCATGTCCGACATCACCACCCATCTCCTGCTGCCCTACATTCTGGCCTCGCAGGCGCAAAAGCATGTCACCCATAACGAAGCGCTGCGGCTGCTGGATGCGATGGTCCAGCTGTCGGTCCTCGACCGAACCCGCACCGCCCCACCCGTCAGCCCGACCGATGGCGACCGGCATATTGTGGCATCGGGCGCGACAGGCCTGTGGGCTGGCTGGGATCTGAACGTCGCTTTCTGGGTCGACGGAGTCTGGATGCGGCTGGTCCCGCGTCCGGGTTGGCTGGCATGGATCGCGGATGAAGCGGTCTTTGTCGTCTGGAATGGATCGACCTGGGATCCAGTCGGCGAACCGGTGGATGTGTCGGATGCCGTCTTCAGCCTGGTGAACAATGCCGACCCGACCAAGAAGGCGCAGTTCTCGCTATCCGGGATCACGACCGGCACGACCCGCACCTTCACTCTGCCGAACACATCGTCAGAACTGGCGATCCTCGCGGGCACCCAGACCTTCACCGGCAACAAGACCTTCTCGGGTACGCTGACTGCGTCAGGCACCGTCACTGTTTCGGCGGCCGCGGCCACCATTGGCACTGCGACGACGACCTCTACCTACGGGATGGGCACTGGAGCCACGACCACCGGCGTCACCAAGACCCTGAACCTCGGCACCGGTGGCGCATCCGGATCGACTACAGTCGTCAACATCGGCTCGGCCACGGCAGGGGCCGGGGGCACAACGGTGGTCAACACGCCGACGGTGACCTTCGCAAATGCCGTCACGCAGGTCGGTATGCCGCAAGCCAACCTGACTGCGCAATTGCTGGGCCTCGGCGGAGCGACGGCCGACAGCTACAACCGGCTGTCAATGAACACCCCTGCGGTGCTGATCAACAATGCTGGCGCTGGGATCGAGGCCACCGTCAACAAGGCCGCCGCCGGGAATGACGCAACCTTCACCTTCAAGACCGGCTTCTCGGCCCGCGCCCTGGTCGGCCTTCTGGGCAATGACGATTTCAGCTTCAAGGTCAGCCCGAACGGCTTGACATTCTATGACGCGATCCGGATCGACCGTACCTCCGGCCGGGTCGAACTGCCCGAACCGCTGGTGATGCCCGCCCTGCCTGCCGCCCCGGACCCTCCGCCTGCGGGAAAGCTTGCGGTCTATGCCCGTGACCGCGCCGGGGCCGGATGGCTCGATGTGCAGCGCCCCTCCGGCCGGTTCTTTCCGCTGCAGCCCCACTTCGGGGTGAACCGGATCGCCACTTGGGCGCCGTCCACCAGCACGACCGTCAACACCAACGGCATGCCGCGCACGGCTGTCGGCACCGTGGCGACGCCGACACTGACCACCACCAACCTCTCGACCAGCATGCGGCGCTGGCGGGTGACCAGTGCAGCCACAGCGGATGCAGTGGCCGAGGAACGCTCGGCGGGCTGGGTCTGCTGGCGCGGCAATGCCGATGGGCTGGGTGGCTGGAGCTACGTCAACCGGCTGTCGATGACCACTTTGCAGGCGACCGGTATGGGGTTCTTCGGACTTTATGGTTCTACGGCAGCGCTGGCCACCACTCTGACGCTGGCGGCGACGCTCAACTGCATCGGCATTGGCTTCCAGCGCGGCACGCATTCCAATTGGCAGCTCGTCCAGAACGACGGTACCGGGGCACCGACGTTGACCGATCTGGGCGCCAGCTTCCCGGTAAACAGCCTGACCAACGTGCTGACTCTCTACATTGCTGCCGCACCAAACGGGGCCGACATCGGCGTGCGGGTGGTCGAGGAGGTCAGCGGGGCGGCGGTCGAGTTCACCATCACCACCGACATACCCGCTGCTACCCAACTGCTCAGCCCCCGCAACTATATGAACAACGGCGCGACGGCGGCAGCCGTCGCCTACGACTGCTCCGGTGTCTACGTCGAGACGGACTATTGAACCCAAGGAAGTTATCATGACAGAACGAACCACCCTGTTGCAGGAGGTCAGTACAGCCTTCCGTGACAACGGCCTCACCGCAGCCATCACCGCACTGATCGGCGGGTTCATCGCCCTTTTGGCCGCAGTGACGCGCCGGGCCTTCACCAATGATGCGATGCTGGTCCGGATGGACCGGGAGCTGCTGGCCGAGCGCGACCGCGTGGATCGTCAGCGCGCTGAAGACCGCAAAGGCGATGCCGACCGGCTGGAACGGATCGAAACCGATATCCGCGCCATGCGCGATCTGATGTTCGAGGCATTTCAGCGCGGCCGCACCGACTGACAATCACCATACCACCCTGCCGACCAACCCCACCCGCCCCCGAGGCGGGTTTTGCATTTCTGGAGACCCATCATGCCGACCACGACCTATGCCCATTTCCGCGACGTGCCTGAGAGCGCCTGGCGCTGGCCCAGCTTTTCCCCGGCCGAAATCGCCTGCCGCGGGACCGGGGCGATCAAGATCAACACCGAGGCGATGGACAAGCTGCAGTCCCTGCGCAACCGCCTCGGCAAGCCGCTGATCGTCCGCTCCGGCTATCGCAGCCCCAGCCACAACCGCGCCGTCGGTGGGGCCCCGGCCTCGAAGCACATGCTGGGCACGGCGTTTGACATCGCCATGTCAAACCACGACCCCGTGGCCTTTGAGGCGGCGGCCCGGGCCGTGGGGTTTCTCGGCTTCGGATATTACCCGCGCTCGGGCTTCATGCATATCGACCTCGGGCCCGCGCGCAGCTGGGGCGAGCCTTTCCCGCCCCGCGCCACGCCCTTCGTGCCGGAGCTGCCCCCCGCCCGCGAAGTGCTGGCCGACAGCCGCACCCTGAAGGGCGGTGGTGCGGCCGGGGTAGCCACGTTCGGTGCCGCCGGTGTCGAAGTGGCGCAGGAGATCCTTGCCGAGACGCAATCCGGAATCCTGCCGCTGGTGCCTTACCTCGACACCCTGCGCTGGGTACTCATCGCCTTGGCGCTGATCGGCATCGCCGTTGCCATCCATGCCCGGATTGATGACTGGAAACGGGGACAGCGGTGATGGGCTGGATTGCATCCTTCATCGCCAGCGGCCCGGCGCGCAAGGCGCTGGGCCTGCTGCTGGCAGCACTCACCATCGCCCTCTTCCTCCTGAACCTCCGTCGCGCCGGGGAACGCGCCGGGCGGCTGGCCGAGCGGCTTTCAACATCGGAGAGAACACATGAAATCCAACGTCAAATGCTGCTTGCGGCCAGCCGTCGCCCTCGTGACCCTGATGCTCTGGCTCGGCGCATGCGCGATGGACGGTTCTGATATGACCCTGAGCGTTTGCCCGCCGGTGGTTGAGTATAGTCAGGCTGAACTGGCGCGCGCAGCAGATGAAATCGAGGGATTGCCGGAGGGGGCGGTCCTGACCGGCATGCTGGCTGACTATGCTGTGCTGCGTGAACAAGCTCGGTACTGTACTAAAATAATACAGAGAAATGAGGCTCACGCCGGAAAGCTTCAATACCTTCGTTAACCGACAATCCTGTTAGCCTGCTGGTGGCGGCTTGAAATCACCTCCAGCGTGCTTGCGGTTTTTGAACGCGGCCACGTTGTCGAGTTCGAAGAATGCAATTGATGCCTGCGGTTGTCCATGCATATGGAAGACCTGTCGTTTCCAATCCGAGGTGTAGGGCGCATAGGCATTGCTTCCACCAAAGTTGCCGTTGTTCGCAACCACCACCATTTGATGCATATGGTAGTGCAAGGCGAGTGCCATGTTGTCGAACGTTTTCACGTCCTTATTCAGGGCCGGGATGGCGAAAATGTCGGAGTGATCTTTCAGATCGGCCGCCAAACGAAGATCAGTTGCATCAAAGCAGATTGCTGCGGTCAGCCAAAGTGGGTCGCTATCAGGTTCATTGGACCAATCGTACCCAATCAGCCACTGACATGGGCGGAACGCCTGCACCAGTCCTTTGGACTCAAAGCCTTTCTCGATCGGTGCAAGATGTTTCTTGCCCTGCCGCCGAATTAGGATTTGCGCACCACGCGTGGGGTGATGGGTGGGCAGCACCCAGAGTGCAGAGTTCACTAGTGGCTGCCCGAGAAAGAGCTCATCATAAGTGAGGCCCGCGAGGATGATGGTCTTATACGCACGTGCAAAGGGCACAAGGTGAGTCCGCACGTCGTCAGGATGCACCGCAAGCTCGGGCAAAATAAGCCAGTCAAGTCTGTTGCCCATACCTTTGTGCGTTTCGCGGAGAGCCAATGTACTTTTTACCGCTGCCAGGGCCGCAGACAGATGGCGACGATGGCGTATCCGAAGTTTGGCATCAGACATAGTTAGGTCATTTTCATGAAAGTCGTCCACCGAGGGAAATGCCATCTGGACAACGCACGCCCGCAGGGGCTTCCCCTCCCTCTTAAAAGCACCAGGTACTTTAAGGGGCATCAGGGCAACGCTAGTTCCTTGCATCTCCCGCATGTACTTCAGACGCGCGTCAATGGCTTCCTGAGCTTCTTTCATGGTGCCCGCAACTGGAGTATCCTCCCGTTTTCCGGCACAGCCCGGCCACCACAAGAGGCCGAAGAGCAACCTCTCCACCCAGTCAGAAATGGGCAGCCAATCATCACCGAACGCTGAATAGCCATTAAAGAAACCATGTATCCGCTCATGCCAGTGGCCGCCAGGCGACCTGTAGATCTGCTTCTCCTCTTTCCAATGTGGGCTCCGAGCTGGCCTTGTGAAATCCGGCTGGGCGGTCAGGATGAAGCGCAGAAGAAAACCAAGCTGAAATCGCCAGTGATCATCAGCAGGAACCCAGTTCGGCGGGTCATAAAGTGAATCGCCAGCCAAGTTGCGACGGTGGAGCTGAAGCGATCCAACCTCGTTCATCTCCGCATCCAGACCCAGAGTTACCTCGGATGGGGAAATAGGTGCTGCCTCCGCAACGCCGTCAATTGCCAGCAGGAACTTGGAAGCGAAGCTCAGCAAGGCGCGCTCGTTGCGCAGTTTATTTCGCGTCTCAGGTGAGAGTACGATCTTGGCCAGCGTGTTGCTCTTGGCATCGGAATGATCTGAGAGACCGAGATCCGCCTTAGCTCGCGGGGTCAGCGAGGATACCCCACCCGTCGCAGCCACAAGCTCAGCAGCAAAATTCGGATCGAGCGACGCAATTCGATTTATTCGAGATGGCGTCAACTGCGGCCCTACTAGCGCCGCTGCTCGTTGTGCGTCCAAATATGAGCGCCGAGCAAGAACGGCATAGGTGGCGAATTCATCAGACAGCCATTTTTGCGCATCGCCCTTCAGAAAGCGCAGCAGCCGGGTATAGGGTGAAAGATCGCCACTTCCGTGAGATGGCAGCGCCTGAATATCTGGTGGATCTGTTGCGAGTAGCAGATAAGCTTGCTGTTTGAGATACCATGGAAGGCGCGTTTCCGTGGTGAAAACTATTCTTAGGGCTTCTTCTCGGAGCACCCGTCTATATTCGTCGACTTTGACTGCAGACGGAAGCTGTTCATCATCCTCGACAAAGCCGGTTTCCACGGCACCGGCGCGAAGGATTTCGGACAAGCAGTACCATGCGATCCGCCGCGGTGCATTCCGGGGCCCCCCTTTTTGGGTAAACCGTCGCAATAGCTTAAGAACTCTCGTCAGGACGTCAGCATCGGGCCAAAGGTCGAGGGCGATCCGCAGCAAACGGACATTGGAAGGATCGCTGACCCATTTCGAGATCAGTTCCAGTGCAAAGGCTCGCATTTCATCGTCGAGCTCGTTTCGGGTGCGAACCCCTCGAAATTGGCTATATTCTTCGCCGTCACCCTCAGCCTGACTATCCTCGTGGGTTTGCCAAAGCTGAGGGCGAAGAGAGCGATAAGTTGAACGAAACCGACCAGCAACGAAGCGGTCAACGGTTGAATCGCGCACATCAGGAACAGGTCGGAATGGGTCGTGCTCGTTGACCGCTTCGGCCTTCGCCAACCGCTCCTGGGCCCTGACAAGAGCAAGCACGGAATCGAGGATTTCTCCGCCAGCAACGGGGTCAAAACCTCCTGAAATTGCTGTCTGGATCCGCGCCATGCGCTTGCTCTGCTGTACTAGGGGTCTTTCGTCCGCCCGGAAAGCCGTGACCTGTGTCTTCTCTTCCGCCGGACTAAGGCCAGGCGCAGAGTGATCCAGACTGCCTTTGATCCATTTGAAGATATCGGTCTTTACCGCTTCGATGTCCACGTCCAATGGTGCGGACAGCACAAACCGGAGATCATCAACGTAGCGGGCGACGTCGTGCAACTTAATGTTTGGCAGGATTTCTCGGCCGATCTGGTCTCTAAGGTTATTGTCAAATGTCGCAAGGGCGACGTTGGCGAAGAAGCCAGCCGCAACAAGCCCTTGTGGTAGTACAATTCTGCTGAAATCCGGAATGCCGGATTGCTTGGCGTATATATTAACCTCTTTAAGGTCACTATCTGACCATTTCCACTTCAAGAAGCCAGTTACACGCTCGAAAAACGCGGCCTCACCAGAATCATCCCGAAGGTTTACTATCGCTTTGTGCAAGAGATCGGCTGTGACACGATCATAGAATTGGCGAAGATCAGACTGCACGATCAGCGTCCGTGGATGGCCCTTGTGAATCCGCTCAGCTACGTCTTCTGGCCTAGCTAAGAATGTCTGATAATCCTCGTAAAACCCCCGATAAAGTGTACCTGAACCCCACCGCTGGTGTGCTTTACCGTTCTTGAAATCGCTAAACAACCGATTGCCATATGAGACGACTGTATGCAGATC